CCATACGAAATAACGAGCTTGCTGGTTCCATCTTCTTGCAGCAGGAATGTCTCGTCCTCTTGTAGAACATCCCTCCGCATAATCGGAGGCTCAGGCATGATCCCATTATAGGATCTCGTCCTGTTGATTGATGTTCCTATTGAGATCATTAGGCTCTGGCGTTAAACGCTACGACAGAACCGCTGGAGATTTGAAATGCGGTGATGTTGCCCACCAGAGGGAATCCAGCAGGAATGGTCTTGGAGGTCCAAGTGCCGGATATTCCAAATCCCGTAATGGAAGTGAACACCGTTGGCTCGGTCGGAATCAAGCCAGACCAGTTGCCGGTCTGAGCGGCGGTTGTAGTCACCAGCGCAAAGCCCTCTCGGCCCATGCTGTACTCGGTTGAAATGTCTGCTTGAACGGCCATAAAATTGTTTTTCGGTTAAAGGGGAGGCTGTCAGCGTATCCAACAGCCTCCCCAGTTTTGGTTTGTTAACCCTTACGAATCTTCGGTGCTAAAGCTCCCTGTACCCACAGGATGAGTTTGCCTCCTTCGGGAACAGAAACAGTGTTGAAATTAGTGCGCTGGAGAGTCGCATCAATTTCGGGACCAGATACCAGCTTAGTCTTGCCGGTCTTGTCCACTGCTATGGTTGTTGCAATGCGCATATCCTTAAGGATTAAGCGGTGATCAGAACCTCAGCTTGCGTAGTATCCGCAGCAGCCGCACCAAACATGATATCGTAAGAAGCCATATGAGCGCGGGTAGAGCGGGAATACCACACAGAGAGCAACACAGACAGACCATTGCTCAACTCAACAGTGCGCTGCTCAACGAACTCGCCAGCGATCATTCCAACCGGCAAGCCGCTCGCAATCGCGATAGCGTCCTGACCGCAGACGAAGCCAGCAGTATTAGCAATAGCACCAGTGTAATCGTTCTGCTCCAATATGTTGGCGAATCCAAAATAGCCGTTGTTCAACGGGCCGTATCGGCTGTCAGGGAACGGGTTGGTTCCAGCGGCGGCTGTGAGCTGACCGGAGAACATCAAACGGGCCAAGTGTCCACCGTCCAGCAGCAGCAACTTCTGGCGGTAATTCTTAGCCAGAGCCAAGATCGCGGGAAGATCGCTAGAATCAAAGTTGGCAGCAGTACCAATGACAGTACCAGCACCAAACAGCGCGGCAGTCATCTGAGCCGTGACCTTCTTGCTAATACCAAGAGCAAAGATCTCAGCGGAACCCTGAGCCAAGTCACTGATAGCAAAACCCTGATTCAACTCCTGCTGAGTGACGGTAAAACTCTTGGTGATCTGATTAACAGTCACCGAGGTAGCAGCCAGCGTGGACTGGTTAGCCGCGCCATCTTCAAAGTTGGTAGCGTTATCAACAGTCGCATCACCAGTGGTGAACTTTTTGACCTGAACGGTAGCGCGGGGACGCAAGTTATCCAAGCCAACGTTGCGCGTAAAGCCAGCGATCATCGCGAGCTTAGTGGTAGCAACAGTGATAACCGCATCAGCGAGATAATCGACAACCAAGCCAGCCGCGAACGTGTTGGCGTTCTGAGGAGCGATCATTGCGGACTGACGCAGCAACTCACCATGATTCTCAATGAGGAAACTCTTACGCTCTGCACCAGCGCGGAGAGACTTATGCTTCTCCAGCAGCGGGTTACCCAAGTTCACGATCACGGGACGAACCGGATCAGGAGCAGGAGCGGCGGTGGGCGACTTAATGGAAGCCTCCAAAGCGGAAAGCTTTGCCATGATAGTAGCGAGATCAACGGAAGCGGCAGGAGCAGCCGCAGCCGTCACAGTAGTGGAATCGGACATATTTGTGTCGGGTTGTTGTGTTGGTTGCGGCGTGGAGTCCACGCCATTTTTGCTGTTAGCTGTGTTGCTATTAGCAGAAAGCTTGTCGTCTAGGGATTCGTCTTCTTGCTCTTCTTGACGCTCAATCTGAGCATACAGAGCGTTGAACCAATCGCGTCCAGCAGCACCTCCCCAGAGGTTTGCCGCTACATCCGCAGGAGTATTAGGTTCAGCCTCAAGAAATCGGCCATTACGCGCCCACCAATTGTAGGCTTTATCAACCTTATCTGCGGTAGGAGCTTCGCCAGAAATCAGCGACTTAGCGTCAGCTACTGTAGCGGGTTCAAGACCGTCACCAGCAAGACCTTCCTCGTATTGCTCAAGACCTCGACGGAGGTTGTTCTTGACCGTCTCAGGAGCCGTCTTGGTGACAGCGCGAGGATGCCATTTCGCGGCCATCGCTAACTGCTTGATGGGTTTGTCTACCAAGCCAAAAGCCAGAGCTTCAGCGGTAGTAAACCAAGTTTCCGCTTTCATCGCAGCGCGGATAGACTCGGGAGAGCGTCCTGTCTTTTTAGCATACACTCCAACCAACACTTGAGCGTGTTGATCCAAAGCCTCAGCCATCTTCCGCATATCCTCGGAAGTACCAGAAGCCATCCCTGATGGGTCGTGGATCATCATCAGAGCAGCGTCAGCCATCTCTACGCGATCACCGGCAAGAGCGATAATTGACGCGATAGAAGCAGCGATACCCACAACGCGAGTGGTTACCGGAGCTTTGCGACCGCGCAACTGGTTGTAAATGCTGAGACCATCCCAGACATTACCACCGGGAGAGTTGATCTCTACGAGCAGCGGACCGTTGCCAATCTCGTTGAGAACATCGGAAAACTGTTTTGCAGATAGACCGGAACCGCCGTACCAGTCTTCGCCAATCTGATCAAAGATTTGAACGGTAGCAGGATCACCGGCAGCGTTTGCCGGTGCGTAGTAAAGCCAATCTGACTTCTTTGTAAAACTCATTCGGTTTTCTTGGCTTTTGGTTTCCGAGTCTTCTTGACGGTAGCGGTAATCTCTTCCTGCTCTACAACAACAGGTTGCGACCCACCTTCTGACGGAGCGACTGGAGACGGAGATTCAGAAGGATCGCCTTCAATGTCAATAGCAGTTGCAACACTAGTTGCGGGACGTTCTTTCTGAATCACCGAAATCTCAGACACATCAACGCCATACTTCGCAGCGAGTTGACGTACAAACAAAGCTTGTTGAGCTTTTGACTCTAAAGCAGAACGCCAATCAAGACCACGCGCACCGTAAACCTCGTCAAAGGTAACAACGCCAGCCTCTAGTTCTGCCAATTGAGCCGCAGAATTACGGCCAACGTCAACATTCGGGGAGCGCGGAGCGGTAATTGATACTTCGTACCAATCCGAGGGAGCGTCATTGAGCGTAGGATCGTTCTTAATCGCGTACTCCATCGCGTACTCGTAAATACGACGAGCCGCTGATGCCATGACTTGATGGCGAGAACGGAACCATACAGACGACATATCTAGCGCACCGCGATAAACAGTCCCCTGCATTGACTCTGGGTAAACCAGAACGTAAGGGATACCAACGCCAGCACAGACTTTCTCAGTCAGTTGTCGCCAGTACTCCCGCATATTGACGCCGGGACGCTCGGTTGCAAACTGCTCGAAACTGTCGCCGTTTTTCATTACCTTCACGCCAGATCCAAAGACCTGTTCGTAATAGTTCTCGGCGGTGTTTACGCTCGCTCCAGCAGTACCAGCGCGGAGATTGCTTGCTTGGACTTCGCCAGCGTCAGTCTTAACAATCTGAGCGACAGACGCGCCAAGCTTGCAAGCTTCCATCTCCAGCTTTTGCAAATCATCGAGATCGTGGAGATCATTGATAACTGCGGAGACAAAGGGAAGACCTCTAAGCTGACCGGGACGATTCGGTTCGTAGATATGAACAACCGAGTCAGAAGAAATGGAGCGAACATCAGTCAGGTTACCCTGAGTCTTTTCCGATCCAATAAAGTAGGAGATGGCTCGTCCGGTACGAGGATCAAACCGGATACCGTCAAATACGGTCTCATCTGATTGCATCCCTACTGGAGTAGCAATGGATTGAGCCTCAATAAGCTGCAATCGAGGTTTGCCGGTGTCACCTTTCGTCAACAACAGGAAGGACTCACCATCGTAGAACCAACCGCGAGCGGCTTGCCCCATCAAAGTAGAGAACGACTGCCGAGAACCGATATCGGGATAACGGCTCCAGACATCAAACCACTTCTTTGCCTTTAAGTTCCAAGCGGAATCGCTGGAGGCTGGTTGAACCGAGAAGCTGGAGCCGACAGTGTAGCTCTCAAACAGATCACCAAGCCTATTGAGAACAGCGTTGTTTTGCTCAAAAAAGCGAGACTTGCGAACGATGGCTTGACGAGTCGAACTGGTAACATCAAACCGCGCGGAAGTGTAAGACGTATCGAGATACGAACGACGCAATGACTGACCGGCTCCTTCGTATTTGTTAACGGGAGCGGGGAACAGCTTGTTCGCTATGTTTTGAAGAAAGCCCATTAGCTCATTCGGGTTGTGGCTTCACGGCGGAATTGCGTGAAATCCCCATAATACCGAGTGGTTGAAACCAGAACGGCGGTCAGCATCTTGTTGTAAATCTGGAGATCGGTGGGACTAGCGATCCCATCACCAGAAAGAAGCGTTACAGCGTAATCGTAATCGGTTAGCAGAGACTCCCACATTTGCAGCATCTCGATTGGAGCGGCTGTACCTTTACCGGGTTCAGCGAACTCAACGGAAACGTCAGAGCTAGAAGTGCTGCGGACCACATTCCCGCTCTCCATCGAGTTAGCGGAAACAGTCAGCTTTGCAGTTAAAGCCTCAAGCAGCGTTAAAGCGGCTTTGCTCGCGTATGTGGTACGCAAGTAACTCCGTTTTGTTGCTACCGTGTAAGTGAACACTTGCGCGGACTATCAACAGACCGCCAAGTTTGTCAACCACTAGAATTTTCCGAGGTACTAGAAGTTAGGTCTCCCCACAACATAACCATAGCAAGTTGCATGATTTCACAGTCGTGCAAATGGTCAGGCCAACGAGTGTTTCGCTTGAACCATAAGTGCTTAATCCTACCGGAGCGGTTGGCTGTTGGCTTAAGAAGATGGCTGTCCAGATGCTTCCAGTAGGTATCAGAATCGCTCGCAAAGGCTCCCTCAGCGTCTAGCGGAGCGGGTAGGCTACAAACACTCCATTGATGCGTCTCGGTTCCTTTACGGAGCCGCTGGAGCACCTCCCGCATATGCTCGGTATCGAAAACCAACAACGGTTGTACAGCGTCCGTACGCATTGAGGTTGAGGTTGTAATTCCAAAGGGATGGATTGAGCCGGTCTTGCTGGTAAATCTAGCTCCGGTCTCGCGTCCTTTCATCGGTAGCCAGCCAATCAGCATTGGCTTTCGCAGACCTCCCTCTGGCGGATACCGCAGACCGCAGGGATAGTTTATTGGGCTTCCGCTGCTCTGCGAGAACTCAGCGCAAGCATCGTACACCGCTTGCGTGTTGTAACCGGAATCGACGCCAACATCCATATCGTGGACGTTGTATTGGAGTTGTATCCTACGGAGAGCGGCAAAATCATCAGCGTGACCGGCTCCAACGAGACGCGAGTTGCCTTTGCTCCATTCTCGGCAGACCCACCACAAAAAAGGAGCCGCAGCTTGTACGTCAGCGGTTAGATAGCGTCTGGCTTCAGGGATGCCAGCATCAGACACAATCTCGACTCTGTCCTGTTGAGTCTCTTGATTTTCCCACGGTTCTGCCAACATCCCGTTAATAAAACCCTGCAATCCCATCATCGAGGATTTTGCTTCAAGGAACGCGACGGCAAGATTTCCCCAAGTACATTTGCGGTCTGGCGAGTACAGAGACGACAAGTGATAAGATCTTACACTTGGGAGGCTGGCTTTATTTTCGGAGATCCACTTGCCATGCCGTAACCCTGCGACCTTCTGGCTGTCAGATATCTTCCCCTGACAGAGTTGGCAGACGTAGTGGGCGGTAGTACGGATGCGTTGCCAGTCGGGTCGTCCATCCTCAAGCTTCTCGTTTTCCCAAGTGACTTGTCGCCACTCCAGCTTGATATGCTCGCGGCAGTACGGACACGGGATGTAATACCTACGCTGGTCTCCTCGCAGATATCTCTGCCAGATTCGTCCCTCGGAGGTTGTCGGAGTCGAAGTGAAAAACGCTTTAGAGCTACTAAACGCTTTGAGCCGCTGCTCGGCAAGATCCAGAGCGTCAGCTTCTTTAGCCGTAGCATCAGCAAACTTGTCCACCTCATCTGCCACTAGGATTCTGACGGGACGAGACGCTAAGTTTGCCGGTGAGTTGCTCCCAACAAACGTCAGAGTACAGCGGTCGAATTGCTGCTCCAGATTGGTGATCTGGTCTTTATCCGTAGGGAACCGCGCGACCATAGCAGGAGAGTCTTCTAGCATTGGGAGCCATCGACTCTTAGAGAAAGACCGCGCTAAGTTCTCACTCGGCATAAGCCACAACGCAGGAGACGGCTCTACATCGATGGACCAAGCGAGACCAGCCATCAGCGTCGTAGTCTTACTGGTCTGACTTCCCCAACACAGAGTAACCTCGGAGACCGCAGGATCTTTCCAAGATTCTAGCGGCTCCCTGCAATATGGTCTAACTGCTGTGCTAAAAGGACCGGGATGCTCGGTCTGTCGTTGGCTTAGAGTCAGATTAGTCTCAGCCCACTCGACAACAGATTGCCGTGGAGTCGGTCGCCAGAGTTGTCGGCGGAACTCTAGGATCTCTAGCTCAAGATCTGTCATCAGAATAGTTGGTTCATCTTATATTGCATAGCGGTAGCCATATTGATTAACGCCATTCGGTCTTTGATACCGTTAACCAGACGGTCTTCCACCTTATGGTTTGCAGCCCAAGACGCATTGCGGTTAAAGATCTCAACCATCATAACAATGTTGTCATCCAGCAGATGCAGCACTCCGTAGAACGGGAGCTTAGTGCGTCTGGTGACTTCCAGAGCCGCTTGGATTTTAGACCACGAAATCATCCATTCGTTTCCAAATGTGGTCTGTAGCTTGTGTAAGCCATAGCTACGAGTCTTGACCTCATAGATTCCTGTGATGATCCCTTTGAACGGATCGAAGATGAAGCCATCAATGCGGGAAGGCTCTTGGTCTGATATCGACAGGAACTCCAAGCCAGTTTGACGCTCGATTGCTTTTATCGCGATTCGGTTCTGGCGAAGCGATTCTATTCCCGCTGGCTTCTGGCAGTTTAAGATTTCCACGGGTCAGTCTGGTGCAGAGTTTTGAGACATACTTCTTGGACCCAACGCTCTAGCTCGCGCTCTGCGTGTTCGGGATCATGCGGAGCAATGCGACCGGATAACTGTTTCGGCATCGACTTCAGCAGTTGGGACACTGCTCCATCGTGTTCCTGCATTGCCTTCTTAACCCAAGCACCGGATACCAGCGTTCGCTCCTTCTCAGACTGAGCCAGTACATCATCGCGGCTTGATATGAGATTCTTTGCTGCGGTAGCGTGTACCGAGACCATCCTGCCAGCATCGAGGGACCGAGACTGCAACGCTTCAACCGCTAGATCGTAAGCGGCTCGCTCAATCTTCTTCTGTCGCTCATACGCTCCCTGCGGGGAGTCTTCTGTTGCTAGAGTAGCGTTGATTGCCGCTGACGCTTCAGGAGGTCTGTATGGGCCTCCTGCGAGTTCTGATGCTGGTTGCTGCTGGATCGCAGTCATCCGTTGCAGGGTTGATGGTCTGCCGCCAATTCCTTTGCGCGATCCTCTCCAAGCGTCCGCTTCTTCGGGGGAGGTCAGCGGCATCCCTGCTGCGGTTAGCTGAGAGACTCTTCCTTTGGTTAAACCGCTGTGCTTAACGTACTCGGTTTGAGTCATCGCAATTGGATCGGGAGGTTCTCGGGCTTCATCTTGATTAGTTCCTCAAGACCTCGGGTAACGGTTTTGTAAACCGATTTTTTGGGATCGGGACAATAGAACACCGCGACTTGGTCGATGGTGAACGATCCGCTTTTGATGCGGTCCAAATGCCACTTCAGGGTTGAGTGTCCAATATTAAGGAGTAGGTAGTCGGTAGCTAGTGACATAGGGTTTGTACTACAATAGCAAGTTCGCTCGCACAAGATGATCGGTCCCGCGCGATCACCTGCGTATTAGACATACTTGGGAGCCTCCTAACATTATTGCATTAGGTAGGCAAAGCGTCATACTTAGTAGCATAAAACAATCTGTTATACTGTAGCGCATTACTGTTTCTGTTTGGTCTTGCTCTTAGCATTAGTGATATGCTCTTGTACTGTAGCTTTACTAGGGATACTAACAATAGTATGACCTAATGATTTCATCTTACGTTGCAACACAATATTTTCACCGTGATGAAGGATGGCACTCACTCGATTCATACCGCAGCCCATTAGCTTACCGATCTCACGGTAAGTCATGCCTTTAACTCTGTTGTGATATGCTCGCTCACAATCGTAAGTATCAATCCACTTAGCAGTCTCTTCTTCCTCAGTAATAGTCTCAAGCTTGTCGGGATAACTCATCCAGCCTTTAGCAATAGCACTAAGCACAAGCTTAGGTGCTTGATTTAAAAGAGATAGTTTCCTCTGTGATTCAAGCAGATCATCCTTAGAGATCTCACCGTCTTGAACTTGACGAGTAAGGTATTTCTGTACGCCTCCCATATTACTGTTGGTTCTTTTCTTGTGTCGCTTCGATCTGGTTGAGCAGATCAACGATGGAGTTATTGGATTGAATCAACTCCATCTCAAGCTTACGAGCTAATGCGAATACAACTGTTAGCGTTAGTATCGGGTAATGCTTTCTAAGCTTCTCGATCTCAGCGTCACAGCGTGGAGTTGCTGACTTAGTATCTTCAAAGAACTCTGCGGTAGTTGTCATGGTGTTAAATGGTTTGTTGTATATCAAAAGGGAATGTCATCTTCAGGTCCAAGAGGATCGTTAGCGGTTACCTTCTTGGTTGCTTGCTTAGGCTCACGGTTGGCTGTCTCTACATAGTTACCGAGGATAGGGCCTTTATGCCCATCTTGTCTGGCTTGTTTAGATACAGACTGAACAATCATACCATCGTTACCATACTGGTCGCGGCCAGCCTTATTGGTAATGAGAGCAATGTCCAAATACGTTCCAGCCTTACCTTTGAAGAGATGGGTCTTGTCTACTTTAGTAACGTCAATCTTTCCGGTGATCATGGTGTTTATGTGGGACTTAGTCCGTTGAGAGACTGGCAGACTTGTTTAGGGGAGTCAACCTGTCGTTGGGTTTTTTAAACTTAGGTATCCATGCCGCACTCACTGAAGCGGCAGAAGCGTCCATCGTACCAGAGCTTAACGGCTCCACATTCTCCGTCTCGTTGCTTGGCGATAGCGACCATAGCTTCCCCCTGAGGTTGGTTCCGATCTCGATTGAGGAGCATCACCAGATCCCCATCGCGCTCCACCTGTCCTGACTCCCCTATGTCCGAAAGACGAGGTGAGCGACCCTTATCTTTCTCGTTTTCCCTGTTGAGTTGCGCCAGAGCAACGATGGCGGTCTTAGTATCCACTGCGATTGCTTTGAGCTTACCGCTGACCTCACCTATCTCGTAGGTTTTCTTCTCGGCTCCTTTACTACCGTGGATCTTCTGGATGTAGTCGATCAAGACTAACCGCACTCCCCACTTGCGTACCGCTCTGCGGATTACTGCTGTGATGGACGATATGTTGGTCACCGAGGAGCCAGAGGCAAAGTGTAGGGGACTTGCTGCAATCTTAGCAGATGCGGTACTCATAGCTTTAAGACCTCCCTGATCCATCTCTCCGGTCTTAATATCCTGCATTGGAATAGATCCAACAGTTGAAACCATTCTTCTAATAATAGCTTCATCTGACATCTCTAGCGATATGAATAAGGTTGGAACTTGGTCTTCTATCGTTGCTGCTTTGGCAATAGCAATCGCCATAGCAGTCTTACCAATCGACGGTCGCGCTGCTATGATAGCGAGTTCTCCAAGCTGTAAGCCATCAGTCATTTGGTTGAGTCTAAAGAAGCCAGTATTGATCCCGCTGAGTTGTCCCCTGCGGTTGAACCGCTCTTGCGTCGAGTCGATAAATCGGCTGACAACGGACTTGCTCGATTGAAGATCGTCTTTGGAAGCCTCAACGCTGAGCCCCTGTTCGGCATTAGCGACGATTTGATCCACGGTTAGGGTGACCACAGCGGAATCGCGAATCAAGCGGTCTCCAGCGAAACGGAGTTGTCTCCGGTGGTGGGCTTCTAGAACGCTCTTTGCGAACATCGGGTAACCGGATGGTGACGGGCAAAGCTCATCGCAGCGGTTCCAAGCTTCAAATGGTACTGCTGAACTTGTAATGGTTCGTTTCCATTCCTTCATTAACTCCGGCAATGTCACTCGCTTGTTTTGAGTGATGAGGCTTTTTATGGTTTCGTAAGTTAAAGCCAGTTGTTCGTTTTGAATTGCTGCTGTTGGAACTTCAGCGAATGCGTCAAAACAAATGTCAGAGCCTCCAGCGATACACGCTCCAATCAGACCAAACTCATCGTCTTCAGCAAAAAAGGGATCGCTCATTGGTAGTCGGATATGTTGCTTGAGAGAACGGTTTTCGGTTGACCGGCTATTAATAAAGTTTGCTGCGAGTCATCGTCCCCAGACTTACAGCGATCAATCTCAGTGTTCCAATTGTTGAGCAGAGTCATAATGTCTTTGCGTCGATACTTGTTCTTAGTCTCGTAACGAGCATCGAGAAGCTGAAGGTCTGACTCGGAGGTCTTAAGCTTGACCACAAGCTTAAGAGCTTTGAGTTCAGAGGGTTGCCAATCGGTTCCTTCTCGTCTGCGAAACCATTTGTTTATCCGAGAGCGAAGCGAATCGAGTTCGGGATCTGGAACGCTTGGAGTTGGCAAAGAAGAATCTATCTTCTCTATCTTCTCTTCTCTATAGGTTACCCCACGGGTTATGTCTGGGATAACCGGAATCGGTTCTGGGTTAACCGGCGGGTTACCCGTGGGTTTCTTTGGTCTCCCTCCTTTGGCTCCATTTGACCAAGAGCAAATCAATCCAGCGTTTACATCATCCCATTGATGGGCAATCAAACAGCCGTCTTCGGATCGGCAAAATGTCTGGAGCATTGCGTCCCAGAACTCTTGAGCGTCTCCGTTCCATCTGCATACAGCCGACAAGATGGCAGGATTCCAATCAGCAAACCTGTTTGTCTTTCTGGTCTGACAGTGCGCCCATAGCCGAATAACGTGCAATGGAGCGGTTTCAGTGCCTAACAGTCTGCTTAGTAATCGTGTTTTCCAGTGATCTAGGAAGTCTAGTTCTACAATCATGTTTCAAGACAGAAAACCCCACTCAGTCTGTGGTGAGAACTCCCGCTGAAGCGACGGGACGTACACAGAAAGAGTGGGGAGAAATTGGTTGAACATGGCTTCATTTTTGAATGTCATCGCTTGCTTCTCACGGCTCGCGCTGACCTCTGATCTCTAACTCGGGATCACAGACTTGTCGAGATCAAACTTATCAAAAAACTCAGCCTTCGGTCTGACGTAGAAGATGTCCCCTCGTTGGTAAATCACGCAGAGCCTCTTGGTCTCACCGATCCTTAGTTGAGCTTCGGCTACAAACTCAACCTTAACGGTTGGCTTAGTCTTTGACAGGTATTTCATTTACTGGCTTGTAGTGTGGTGTTGGGTAGTTGCCGCGAGTTTTGGTGTCGATACGAAACTTTTTGGTTTCCATCAATCCAAGTTTCACTGACTTGTTGAGCACAAGCCCAGCAGCGTTAGGAGACAGCTTCCAAAGATCAGACCATTGGTTAGCGGTCAACCATCCCTCTGGGACGCTCTCTGCTTGATGTTGGATTGCTGACCTCAGCCGCTTTAAAAGCTCGGCAGATGCCAATTCTGTTCGTTCTGAGGCCATTGGTGCAGGTATAGTTGCGCTGAGTTATCTGTGTATTCTCCGAATACGATCCCGTGAGACCATGCTAATGTGGATCGTCGTTTTCCTGCGTAATCCATTGACGGAATATCCGCCAAAGTTCCGACACAAAAGCCAATTGGATTTGACTGGTTGCGACCAGTCGCTTGACCGGCTCGATGAGCATGAGCCACAACACAGTTACCAAATGTCTCGGCTGAATCACGAATGAAGTTTTCCCCATAGAGCACTCCATGTCCCCAACTAAAACCGCCCAATTTATAGAATGATCTTTGAAGACAATCATTGTGTTCAATAAAGGTATGGCAGTGTTTGTTGATAGGCTGAACCATTCGTTCCCATACAGCCTCCGCAAATCCTTTTACAACAGCGTTATGGTGATTGAGATACTTCTTAGCTCGCTCATCGTGATTTCCTAAAGTGAACACCGTTGGGCGTAACTCATTGAGGAACTTTACTCCCTCTTGGATATCATCAAGATAATCGTCCGCTTGATCCGAGTCGTTGGGGTTTTGGAGTGAGCCAGATCGCAATGAGGCAAGATCGAATGCGTCCCCTAAATGGATTATCTCGTCTGGTTTGAATTTCTCGCGGAACAAAAGCACCGCAGCGAGTGCATCTGGATTGGCTCGACTCCCATGACTGCAACCAATCGCCATAACTCGACGGTGGTGCTGAGTGATGTTCACAATGGGCAATAATCATAAAAGAAGAGCAAAATCAAGACACACTCGCGTTGATTAGGTTAATTCAAGCGCAACTTATTGCTACGAACACTCCAAACCCAAAAGTAAGAAACACGATACTTAGCAGCTAACTGTTTGTTGGTCATGCTCTTATCGGCTTGTCGCACCGCATCGACAATCTGCTGCGGTATCTTGAGTCCCTTTGGTCGTCCCCTTCCACGCTTAGGGCTGCGTTTGGGCTTAAGTGTTCTCAAGACTTCTTTGGTCTCCACCTTCTTGTGGACTCCGAGCAATCTGGAGATTCCGCTTTTGATTTCGTTGAGTATGTTCATTTTCTGGTCTTATTGTGTCTGATTTTATGTATCCAACCTATGCTGACTGCGTAGTCTTCTTTTATTTGTCTGTATGTTCTGTTGTTCTGAAGGTCTTGTAATACTTCTAACACTACTGCTTGTGGTATGTGTCCGCGCTTTGGTATGTATGATTCCGATCTTATTGTCATTCGGCTTTAGATTTACTGTCTCTTATGTCCCATATGGTTGATGCTGAAACACCGTATTTCTTAGCTAACTCGCGGCAAGTGTAGGTTAAATGCTCTCCAAGAATGGCTTTGCGGATATCCGCTGGAACAACCTCATATCTCCGATAGCGTTTAATTTTAGTCTTTTTTAATGGAGCGACAGCACCAAGCATTCTCTCCATTGATTGCTTTGATAGGCCTAATTTTTCAAGCAAGCTCACGGTTTTGCATCCCTCCACAGCAGCAGATCCGCTCGCATTGCGTCGTTCTCCTCCTCCAGTTGCTTCACCCGATCCTCCAGCTTGCGGACATCGAGGGCGATTGCGCGGAGTTCTCGTCCACCAAACCAGCCAACCTGACTAACAAAATCTAGGATTCGATCTTCAATGCTCACGGCTTGGCCTCCTTGGCTTTGGTGTGGTAGGTGATACTGATGGATGCGTAGAGAATGAATGGTTTCCCGCACTCGTCGCACTCATGCTCTGACGGATCTTCTGATGCGTCTCCATCGCAAGGTTCTGCTTGTCGGTTCCATCCGCAATGCGGACAGATGATGTCGCAGTGGGACGACTGTTCTCCCGGTTCAAAGTCCGCAATCACAGCTTGGCCTCCTTGGCTTTCCGCTCTGCCCAACAACCGGGACACGCGACAAGATCCTCAATTGGATTGCCGGTCTTTGGACCTGTCGCAAAGCAGTCGTGCGGGGCGACATGACCGTCTGGCGTGTATGCTGTTCGGTATGCCTCAACAGCCTCCTCCAACCGCTTGATGCGCTGCTTCGCTTCCTCTGCTCCTTCGTAGAGTTGCGCGACTTTTGCGGTCAGACGATCAACCTGTGCGTTGGCTGCGTTGAGTTCGCGTTCAAGTTGGCGGACAAACCTCGACTCGCACACTGGAGTCATGTCGTCGTCGAACCAGTATGCGTGCTGCTCCATCTGATCAGTCCTCGGTGTATCGCTCACGGCTTCACCTCCTTCCCAATCTTAGCGTCGTCCCATCCTTGCAACAGGTTGTCCATTCGGATGGTCCTCATGCTCGGAGATGGAGGGTTGATGAATGCGTACATTGCGTTGCCAGCTATTTCGAGTTCTCGGATGCGCTGATCGTAGAACTTCCTCTCCCCTTCGAGCTTGTCCCACAGAGCGCGGAGACGGTTTTCGAGTTGGGTGACGTGCTGCTTAAGATCTTCGTTCTCTTTCGCCATTGCTCCGATGGATTTGCACAAGCGTTCGTGCGCTTCGTGTTCGGGGTTCATTGCTTGTTCTCCTTTGCTCGCTGCCATGCGTTGGCCAGCAACCGATAGTTTGAGTCGGAAATGGTACCGTCCTTCAGCCACTCAAGCAGCTCGTCACCAGTACTATTCATCAGCTTGATCCGGTCTTGCAGGTATTCGACCAGCTCCTTCAGCTCGTTCACATCGGATTGAAGCTCGCGGATCTTTGTGGCCTGTGGGTCGATTGTAGTCACCGTATTCGACGTTGGTATTGTGTAGTCGCTCATTTGCACTCCTTCCATTTGAATTGATTTTTACCAGCGCAATCGACCACCCACTCAGCGTGGCCTTTCCTTACCGCTTCTTCGCGCATACGGCTCTTGCCAAGATGCTGACCGCAAATCATGGCTAAAAACATTAAACAACCGGCTGACAATCCGTAGTAGGCTGATTGTAAAACTTGGCTCACGGCTTGGCCTCCTTCTCCTCCCACAGCAACAGATCAGCGCGGAGTGCATCGTTCTCGGATTCGAGTTGCTTGATCCGATCCTCCAGTTTTCGCACCTGAAAGGCGATTGCGCGGAGTTCGCGTGGATGGTTGCAATCGGGAGACTCCGCTAGGAAAAGGATTCGTTGTTCTTCTTCTGTAAGTTTGTGCGCTTTGGATTGATCATCGTTTTCCAGTTCTTTGGAACAATCGTCAGGAATCACGAAGTATTCCTTCTGTTCCCAATTCCATGTTGGGACGTACAGAATTTCCAACAACGGTTCCATTGATCTTGTAGGTCGAGTTCCGACCTTCTTTCCGTTTGCGTATGCAATCATCACGTTTGCAGCGTTCAGCACTTCTTGTTTTGTCATTTCGTCTCCTTTGCTTTTGCCCACAGTTTAGCGGATTGTTCAGTAGCGTACGGCTCCATGATGTCTCCTGCTGCCGTGAGCGTTTTGATTCTGTCGTTTGCTTGGTTCAGTTCGTTCTTAAGTTTTACAACAACATGATGCGTGTGCTTCATGTTCACTTCGTTTTCCAGCTCAATGATTCGCTTTTGAGCTTCGACCAATTGATCGAAAAGGCTTTTGCTGTTTTGATTTGTCACGGCTTGGCCTCCTTGATGACTAGAAGTACACCCATGTAAACCATCCAAACGGCTCCGATCGGTATCAGCCAAAACAGCCGAAAGATCTGTCCAAAGTCATACTGCCCGCTGGAACGGTATGGCCTGAACATAATGCACAGCAGGATTACGGTGATGAGTGCTGGCATGATCCACGATTTGATTGTGATGCTCACGGTTTGTCCTCCTTGGCTTTGTTCCATTTTGAAACAGTGTGCTGCACTGCATCCAACCGCTCATCGCGCAGCCATGCCTCCATCTTATCTCCCGCCTCCTCCAGCCGACGGATGCGGTCCTGCTGCTTCAGGAATGCGTGAACCAATTCACCCAGCACAAACAGAGTTGGTGCGCCTTTCTGGATTTCAAACGATCCGTCTGAGCGGATCCTCAGAAACTCAGCGTTTGGTTTTGCGTCGTTCCATTTGATAAGTGTTGCGTTGCTCATGTTGTTTGTGTCGCTCACGGCTTGGCCTCCTTTTCTTTTCTTCCTATCTCTTCTCCTTTAAGAATAGCTTCTACTAGACACACATCTCCGTAGTCAACGTGCTCACGGAAGAGTTCGATCTCACGCTCCAGCCGCTTGATGCGCTCATTGGCTACGTTGAGTTCGCGTTCGAGTTGTCGAGCGAGGTCTACATCTACAGAACCAAGTTTTGCCACTGGCTCGTCTTGCGATTCATACTCAGCAGCATCCGTCCTCGGTGTATCGCTGATCATTTTCGTGGGGTCAGGAATATGATCGCTCATTTCGATTCCTTCACTTGTTGCATCTGAACAAAGTCCAGTCGGTTTTCCTCGTTGATTGCGATACCCCAGCCGTTGCGACGGCATGATAGCTCGATTGCGCTAAAGACTTCGTTCATAACTGCATCGGGTAGATAGAGGGACAGAATCCCTTTGAAGGTGAGTCGATATTCTTCGTTTTTGGTTTTGCTCATTTAACCTCCTTATTCTTCCTGTTTCTTGTCCAATAACTCACCGCATAGTTTTTAACCTTCTTAGCCGCTTTGTGAATTTCTCCAGCCTCTTTCTTGCTGATGCTGTACACTCCAGTACCTCCTTTAATAATGCTCTGTATTCTGTCGCTCATAGTGCCATCTCCTTATCTAGCCACTCCCTAATAATCTTATCGGTTAGGTGCTGGCTTTTAATTCCTTCCTTCTTGCAGTACTCTTTGAGTTTCTTGTGAGTGTCTTCTGATATTAGGATGGTTTTCTTCATAGATGCTTTTTGACTTTGTTCCAGTAACTGACAGTCGCTGACTTCCGGTGACCAGTAGGTCCACCGTTCCAAATCCGCGCGGCTTCCTCGTTAGTCTTACCGGCAGCGTACCGGCTGAGATAGATCTCGCAAACTCGACGAGCCGCAACTCGGTTTGTCATTTGTGCGTGAGTGTAGCTGGTGCCAGCGATCCGGTTTGCGTCCACGACAACCGCTCGGTGGATCTGGAGCGCACCGATTGCCAGTCCAGCGTCTCCAACGGCTAGATCAGGGTTCCGGCAACCGCCGGTCTCCACGGTGATTAGAGCCGCAATGAGTGGTCCGAGGTTCACTTGGTCCCCTTCATCCAAGCAGCAGCTTTGGCTTGGTAGAGTTCTTCCGCTGACAACAGCCGCCCACTGTTGTCGGTGATGCCGATTAGCTCCCGAGTATGGAGCCAGACCTCCCGCGCTCGGAGAGCTTCAAGGATGGATGAGTGCTGGCTTAACGACTTACTGTTTCGATCTTTGCAATGATAACGCATGGTATTTAATGGTGTTGATGGTTTTAGTTCAAGATCTCACAAGCGGAGAGCCGCTTCTTGGCTCCTACCTCGCGGCAAGAGATCCCTCTGCCGTTAAACCGCTGGCGACTGGCTCCAGTGCGGCTCATATCAGACTTCGGAGACTTCCCGTTGATCTCCAGCACTTCGACAACCAGAGCCATTTTCTCGCTGGTCTTGGTTGCGGTTGCTTTGATGGTGACTCCGCGCCAACCGGCAGGAGTGTAAACTGATGCGGTGTATTTGATTTCGATGGTCATGGTATTTGATGGATTAAGTTATGGTTTGTTGCGCGTTGGAGAGTCGCGCCCCTCTTGGAAATTAATCCTCGGAGTCGTCAGCGTATCCGTCGTAGGAATATAGCTCGCACCGGCGAATCTCTAAATTGCCAAAAGTAGCTTCAACGATAACTGAGGCAATCGAGTTGCCCCTAAACATATCTGCGGCTGCGTCGCAAATTTCTTCGAGACTAGATGGCTTGTTTTTCATTCGTATTCTTTCGGTTTCTTCGTCGGCTCGTTGCCTTCGATGCAGTTACCTTAAACCCATCGCTGGGATATCGTCAACAAGAGATTACAGTTTTCTTCAGATTTATTTCAAAGGCTCTAAAATCAGCGAAATGCTGAGGAAATCGCGGTGTTTCGTGCGGTAACAACACCTGTCGCAGGATCTCCCTGCGTACCATGCCGCGATTTCTGAGAGGCTAATCAGCCGAGATTCTCACGCTGCAACCAACGGCATCGAGTGCGTAGGATTTGGTCGCTGAAATGAAGCAAATCTGACTGTCGTCCAGCCAGACTCGCTGAGTGTCAGTGATCGCATCGGTGACGGCTTTAATCAGGTTATCCAGATCCGGCTTTTTCTGGCACCAGACTGGTGATTTCGGCTTCGGTACACCGTGCTTGTCCAGATGCACCTTTGGTCTCGGCAGGAAAAAGTCTAGCTGGATACGAACAACTCCCGCTATAATCGATTCTGGAGCGTTGGCGACGGCTTGCCGCCTAACCTCCTGCTTCCAAGTCTCGGCTCCGTCCGGCGTGTAAACTCCAGCGTGACCTCCGCGCACATAGGCTTTTACCCGAGGTTGAGCCTTTGGGATTCCGGCTGCAAAAAAGCTAAGATTCATGTCCAGAGGGAATGATTTCGCTGATGCGTCCGGTGATCCGAGGATTAGCGTACCACCAGCCGGTCGATGATTTATCCGCTACCGCATCGCAGTCCCCATCGAACAGAACGTGAGTCCCCTCGGTGAGAAGGAGTACAGCGTCCATATCGTCGGGATCAAACGAGCGAAACTGCACTCGTTGAGCGTAGGGTTTGCCGTTGCCCAACGTGCGTTTCTCAAACTCGATAACTGCGATCAAAAACTGTTTTCCGTCGTCTGTGGTTATGATTTCAGCGTCACTGTGGAGCCGTCCAAATCCACGCGCCCATAGATGTCTCATCGCGTGTAGCTCTCCAGTCGAGCGGGGGAGTAGCTTGGGGATTTCGCAATCTTACCGTCAGACCTCCGTACAATGTGACGGTTGTCGCCAACGCGAGTTGACCGGCAGTCAGCAGGGATGGAGTCAATCTCGTCGTCAGTCCAGACTTTGGACATATTGGATCGGTGGATCTCGCAGAACGCAGCGTCCACTTGATGCGGGGAGAAGCCAGCGGCCAGCGCGGCTCCGTAGACGACGTAGAGAAGATCCCCAACAGCGTCCAGATACTCTTTCGGGTTGGTAGCTGCGGCTAACTCCTGAGCCTCCTCGTCGATGAGTCGGTATCGTAGATTTTGCGTCACCGGATCAGGGAGGATCGGACGCTGCGGGACAAGTTGCTGGTACGTTTTCATGAACTCGCGCACTAGCTCCATTGGATGGGTTTGATTCATTTGATTCGTGTAAGTATTGGTTGGGACATTTTGGACTCGGTGCATCCGTCGAGGAGAGCATCAAGTTTTGCGTTGAGTTGCTGGCCCTTAAAGCCAGTCGCGAGTTTGACTGCGTCTTTTAACTTGGTCTTGTTGAGCGTGATCGCGGAACTTAGCTGCTCGTAAGTTCCCAACTCTAGGAAGCGTGAAGCCACTTGCTCAGAGTTCGTAATAGACTCGCGGACAGATCCATCTTTGAGCGTCCAGCCTTCGATGGTTTCTCCCTCACTCAGTCTGCGTCGAGCTTCTGACTTACAAGCTTCGATTACTGCCTCCGCTTGAGCCGCTCTGTCGAGGAATTGCGCCAGATGGATGGATGTTAGGGTCGCAGCAATCGCGTCCGGCGTGATGCCTTCTGGAGCGTTTGCGAGTGGTCCGGTGACCGCCAGTTCGCGAGCTTCGGAGCAATAGGGTTTCCCCTTACAATACTTACAAGCGGACTCTGATGGAGTGCGCGGTTGGTCCGGTTGCATGATCGCGCTCATCAGCGACTGCGACTCCCGCACCGCATCCATCAGGTCGCCTAACTCGTAGGAGGCTACGCTCGGAGGTCCAGCTAGAGGTTGGACGATAGCAACCGTGATTTCTTCCAGCGTGAATCCGAAAGACTCATGCAGCAGAGCGACCAAGCAGCGCAACTGGAGGTTTTCCGCTGCGTTCTCGACTGTTCCCCTGCCGCTCTTGTAGTCGATGATTAGAGCGTTGTTGCCCTCGACATAGACAACATCTGGTTTGCCGGACCAGAGCCGCTTGTCTTCTTGACCGAGACCGTAGTTTTGAAGGCTCCACAGCCGCTTCTCGCGGAACACTTGCGGCTCCTCGATCGAGTTCGCGAACACTTGTTTCACTAGTTCCGCTTCCTGCTCGCGGCAACGGTCGATAATGTAGGTCTCGTCTGTAGTGAGATCCGTCACCGGCTCCAGCCCCAGAGCGGCATGGATGCGGTTGCCGGTCGCTGCGTCAGCAGTGGACTCGGTCTCTAAGATCGCTTTTTCCAACTGCCAACTGCCGAGACAACTTGCGTACCGGCTGGCTGCTGATGCGCTCGGTAGACCATTACGCTCGTCATTCATTAGACTTCCCTTCGTGCAAGATGGCTTCAGTGGGTTGGACCGTAGCGGTGGGGATTGGGTTATTCTCGGGGAGGTACTCGTTAGGCTGGATCTCAACCTTCGGCTCCAGTTTTGAGCGGAAAATTGGACGAGACGGCGTGACGTTGACTTGCACCTGAGGGACAACCTCCTCATCGTCCACGATGCCGGAGAATCCAAACGCTACGCGAGCGCATTGGATCAAAGCTTTGTGGCGCAGCATTCGACGGGGATTCACCTTCCACGGTTCGGTTGATCGGTTGCACTCCGAAAAGTATTCGGTGACCTCCACCGGATGAGACCGCTCTTTGTGGTGGATTGTAGCGGTGACCGAAAACGGTTTGCCGTCTTTGTCCTCGGTCTTGAACTCGATGCCGTCAAACTGCGGATGCGAGTTCATCATTTTGATCCAACCATCGACGCTGACCACTGGCTGAATACCGCCGTTGCGAGCGGGAAAAGCGTAGATTTCGCGGGTAAACGGGTTCAAGCCGTACTGGTTGGCAACGACGACAAACGAGAGCATCTCCTCGTTGGTTGCTTTGGGCATCAACGTAGCCCTTAGCGTCTCTAAAAGCTTGGCTGGCTCAACGCTAAATTTGCTCGCCATTACGGCCAGCGCGGACTGTTTCTGACTCGGTATTAGTTCGTTTTTCATAGGTTTTCGGTCTACCTCCACGCTTTCCGTTTGCTCGGGATGCGGAGGCTTTTGCCGTTGATTTGGATGCTCCTAACTCCTTCGCGAGATCGCGGAGGCTTGCGGCAAATATGCAGTTGCAGGAGGGACATTTCATCGACAAGAGAACCAATAACCCATCGGTGGGTTAATGTCAACCAACATCCAAGTCAACGAGTCGAATCGTCCGGTAGAGATCGCCGTTAGTTACGTCGATGTAGCTGGCTCCAATGACCGTCTCGCCAAATCCGTAGGAGCGCATAGGTCTCCAAACTGTTGCCGGTGTAATTATTCCGCCAGATGCACCAATCACTTGATTGCTGCAGTCAAAGTTAAAAGAGGTAAATCCTTTGGATCTACAATAAGTCGCAAGCTCGGTTTGACTTACAACCCAATAGTATTGAGATATAACGGTGTCATACAGTTTTTTAGCTTGAACACCATTTGCTAGAAACGAGTTGTATTGATTTTCATCAATAAAGAAACACGGTCCTTCTGATAGATCCAAACAAGTTGTTGTGGTATCTTTTGGAATCAAATCTCCAAGAATTGATGGCGATAGTATTCCTGAAGCGTTAAATTTATAAATCGGACATCTAATCTCACCGTGAGCCAAAGGAACCGCTCGATTCCATCCGGCAACGTGCGCTTCTAACAAGTTCCAAAGGAATGCGGATTTTGGAATCTTATGATAGAAATTGCCTATGTTGTTATAAACGTTAGCCCCTGAGTTATAAGGAAGATCAAAATAAGTGGTTGCACCCCACCTAATGTCTGCAATATAGGCTTGCTCGGTTGATGTAACAGAAACTTGAGTGTACCAAGGAGCCAAACAAGCCATTGCAGGGTTGTTCCTGTCTTTGAATACATCATCAGCAACACCATTGCTTTGTACTGTCTTATTTGGTTGCCCAAGTATTCTGACAGAAGCATCAACACCGCCTTTGCCTCCCCACTTATTGATCCAGAAATCAGATCCGAATACATTGGTTATTGCCGGAACCAGCGGATCTGTGGTGAATACTCGCTCAAGATTAGAATCGTAGACGCTGCTTGAGAATCCCCACGGTCCACCAGCAGGAACATAAGCACAATTGACTGCCGGATAAGAGTTGGCACTTCCAATTGCGGTTCCAATCTGAGGGAAAACGTAACCATACATACCGCTGTAATTACTCGGTTGAGCGATTATGTAGGTCTTCTTTGCTGATATGTATGGAGTACCAATCCATGCACCAACGCCAAATCCTTTTGGCCTCAAATCTGTCCGCAACTCTATTACGTTTGCGGTTCGCTCGTAGTTTGGTATATCGCTAAAAGCGTTGGCATCATAATTTTCAATCCCTCTAGCCGTTGACGCTACTACTTGTAATCCAATTGGAGTTAACCTGACAATCCCAACTTTTTCCTCTGGTATATCAACCACATCGTCATAATTGACAAGAAATCCTTCTTCTACTGCAATGCGTCTGCGAAGATCTCGCATTGTCTCCATCCACGTTGGAATGTTGCCAGCTTGCCATTGAGTCGCTGCGTTCGGTGCTGCTACATCTTGAGTGTAATAGTATTCTGGATAACCGATTGAAATGTTAGTAGTTGTTGGATTGATCTGCCAATACGGATCAGATGCGCCAAAGAACACATTACAATCAATAGGATATATCCTAATGATAGAAATTTGATCTTTAGTGCTCATCACTAAAACATCTCCGCTTACTTCTACGTTAATTCCTACACGATTAAGTTGCTCGGTAAATAGCGTAACACCGCTGAAAACTCTTATGTAATCTTCCGTTACATAATTGGTAAGACTGTTGTAGACCTGAATCCTAGCGCGTCCCCAAGTGAAGATCGCATCACCAATTGTTGTGTTTGCATCCGTAGGGTCCGCATATTCTGGATACATTGTGCGGATATCGTGCATATATCGCGCATCTACCCAAGCTCCCATTGCTCGCATCCACTGGAGAGCAATAAATGGGTTGGCAATGTTGTTAGCTTTAGCAGATCGCTCCATACAGACAGACAGCGATTCTGGTTGTCCGTACATTGGTGGACCACCGGCAAAGTAAGGAACGTCTCCTGCGACGTAAGGGAAGAAGTAAACGCAGGGAGTAGCATCACGCCAAGTCGATAACCAACTGCCGTCAGCGCGTCTCCTGAACGATCTGCAACCCATTGCAGGGACTGTCTTGCGTTCGGATGATTGGTCCGGTAACTGAAGAAATACCGTAATGTCTTTGCTGCTACAGTTGTGAACTCGCCAGCAATCAAACCGCTTGTATGAATTAAGAATCCTGAAAGTCGAAATACCTTCAATCTTAATCTCAGCAACAGCGGTCTTGTGGTTGTGGATTCTACCGGGGGGCAATGAAGGAACCGATCCAACTGAAGAAAAGTAAGATCTAACGTAAGAAAGGTAACCAGAATCCCAATCGTCCCATCCTAAATGGACATCGTAATCAATACCATCAACAGTCCGTTTGTGTAACTCAAAAGACTTTTGAATTGCCTCAATGTTGCAATCATTGGAATTGAATGTGGTAACATATTTATCAAGGTAAACTTGACCGCCTTCTTTATCTTGATATTTGACTTCTAAGTTGGAAAGCTCACTTGCAATCTGTGTTTGAGTCAGAGTACTTCCAGTTACATAGAAGCTTGTGTCGGGATCTCTTGAATAATCGTAACTAACACCTAGAGGTATTTTTGACGTAAGACCGAGAACATATGGAGTCTTACCGTCTAATGTTCTTGCGCACTTATTGTCGAATCTCGCGTATAAATCATTGAGATTGCGAGCAGTCCACATCTTTTCATTTCTATCAATTGCCAATGGCATATCAATAGAACCAAGATTCCTCCGAGGTTGTCATTGTGACTGTTTTACCAGTCTGCTTTATCTTCAACGTCGTGCCATTCGGAGTCTGCTCAATCGCTTGATCAGGTCCAGCAACAAGCTGGATCTTGCGGACTACGTCAATCAGTTGATTGATGGCTCGAGCGTGTTCGGCTTTGATACCACGCTCGGCAACCTTAGATGGTAGTGTAACAGCCATTAGATCTCACAGAATTGAGAGAAGATTTTGACGCTTGATCCGCTGGTTACTGCTTTCAGATACAGGTTAGCATCAACTCGCGGAATAAGCATGAACTCTCCAGCAGGAATTTGAAATTGGTAAGGAGTAGAAACCCCAACATAGACCGCATATTGCAAGTCTAGGTTCTTGATCAACACTTTGTACGGCAAAGACAGATCGGCAGCAATCTCCAGCAATTCATCAGCAGCAGAACCGATATCTTGGGTATTTTGACCCATATCAGTTCCAGTCATGTTTGATGTAGTGGTAAAAGTCTGCGAGTTGATTGATGCACCGTTTTTGGATGCGTACAACCTAGCGGACATTTCGATCTCGTTTGCCATAATTCAGTTGGTTAAATCTCGCAGAACGTCGCTTGAATGGTCACGGCAGAGGTATTTGCTAGGAGATACAACGTCGCGCTAACGTATGGCATCAGCAGCGTCTCACCAGCCGGAATACGCATCGTGTAAGTTCCAGAGACAAAGCCAAGCTCGACATAGTTGGTGCTGTCCAAGTTGGCAATCAGGAGCTTGTAGGGACTGGCTACATCAACCGGAACGTCAAGAGCTTCAACGGTGGTTCCAATCAATTGGGTCTGTGAACCCATATCGACTCCGGCCATTGTTGCGGATTTAGTGTAGGTTACGCTCGGCAAGAAAGCTCCACCTTTGGAAGCGTACAAGCGAGCCGTCATTTGAATTTCGTCAGCCATGTTGTGTTAGGTTATCGGAGTAAACTAGGGTCTACGTTGTAAGGATATGCGAAAAGATCCCAAGCTGCAAACGTCCAAGTCTCATTGCGCTCTACTTGGTTGGTCTTAATCATCAGCGAGGTTGAGTCGTTTGTTTTGAGCCAAGCCCAAGCTGTTCCAGATGGAGTCAGATTGGGATTCAACGGCGGTCTTGGCATTATGTTTCTTACTGACGCAGGAAACAGATTATTGTTTGCAAGGACAACTCCAGAATACACCGCCGATATAATCGGTGGAGTTGACGGCAATCCGTTTAGAGCAGAATAAGACGATATCCGAGTCAATGAACAGCGGGAGGTCTGAAAGCTAGTCTGACCGCGAGCAAACTTTTTGATCAATTCATAAGCCAAAGGAAATTGGCTTTGTGACATTGGGAGCTTGTTGTTCTTGGGATCATCTCCAGAAGCTCTGACCGCTGAATAGTATTCTTCCTCTGAGATGTATGTTCTAGCCTCGGCTCTTACTTGCGGCAGTTCAAACAAAGAAGCATCAACGTATTCAGTCCTGAATTCGTAACGCTGAGACGGTTCTTCATCTCCTGCCGGTTGCGGAGCGGTAGGATTATTGGTGTTAAAGTTGGTCCCAGAAAAAGTAACCGTTGCTTCAGAGTACGGACCCTTTTCAATAATTTGGTATTTGCCTCCAGCAATAACCCAGTTAACTGAAGCATTACGCAAAGCGTCTTTGCTTCCGCGATATGTGTAAATTATCTGCCTACCAGTACCATCACCTCCGCTGTATTCGCGGGAAACTTCAATGTATCCAAAGTCTTTATCTGAAAGATGTATGTCACTAGTTTTGATTGTAGCCATATTAGTCTTCTGTGTTTCTTGACGTCTTATCGGTATTCTTCACAATCATCTTCAATTGAAGAGTTTGTTCAATGGCTTGTCTAATAACTGTATCTTGTGCGCCCTGAAATCCACTGAATCCACCAATGCGAGCAAGAGGATCTTGAGAACCACCAAGCGAAAACTTGTCTCCTTTAACCCTTTCAAACTGCGGTGTTCCTATAGGAGGAGGATTAACTGGTCCTCCAAATGCGGTTTGCCTATCAGCCTCAATTCTCTGTTGCACTATTCTTGACAACGCTTCATCTGACATTTTTCTTTCATATATAGCTTTAGCAGCTTTGTTTGCTCGTTCCCATCTTTGTATGTAATTTTCGGCTGGCTTTGTTAAGCCTTCATTTACCCTTTTAAGAGCCGCAGCCGTTGCTGTAATACCAGATGCAATAACTGGAGCGGCTAGAGTTTTAACAATACGCAACTGCTCATCTAAAAGAGTGTTAGCTTTTGCTAATACGTCAATATCACTGCTAGAAATTAAAGTTCTTTGTGATGTAGTGTTGTAATCAGCAAGAGCAGAAGCTGCTGTTTTAAGTTTTAGCCCATAAATCTCAATCATTGCAGCAGTTGTCTCTGCTGACTTTCCAGAGTTCTTGTGAGCTTCTGCTGCTTTAACCGCCCCATCGATTGTGGTCAATTGTATGTCGTACAATTGCTCTGTCGTAAAACCTAAAGATTGAAGTGTCTTAAGCGCATCTTGATCTCCAGATGTTGCCTTAAGCCTAACTTGTTCAAACTTTGCTAGAACAGAACCAAACTTATCAAAAGTTACTCCAGTTTCTCCAGCTAATATTTGAAGCCTTTGAATCTGGTCAGTCGTTAGATTGAGTTGTTCTGATAAATCTTGGATTTTATCTGCTGACTCAATTACGTTTTTTGTAAAAGCGGCAATCGCTGCAACTGAAAGAGCGGCTCCAAGTTTGCTGGCAACCGCTCCTTTAAAAGTGGTTCCAAATCTTTCACCTAATCCCTGAGCGCGTTTGATTCCCATCTCAAATTGAGTGGAATCAATCCCAAGCTTTACCAACATCGAGAGAATACCCATATTAGTTATCTTGTTGGTTTTGCCAAATGGCTTCGCTTTGATCGTCCCACAACTGGACCTGCCCCATCATCTCGGCGTGAGCTAGAATCAGCCTTTCTGCGTCACCAAGAGGCATCCTGACAGCGTCGTCTGGTCCAATTCCGATATTGAGACAACCGACAAGCACTCGCTCGGTCCACGGCATTGCGGGACGTTTTGATTTAGCTCCAGCTTCCATCAACACTTCTGGAGCGGTTGACTGCTCCTTAAGCCACAACTGGAATTTGTCAGACTCAACCATCAGATTCATGCGCTGAATCCGCTTCGACCACAACCATAGGAACAGATCCCTCCAAATGGATTTGATTGATCTTATGGATTCCAGAGGAGGCTGTGAGCAAACAAGCACAGCCTCCGCTAGATCATTGGACGTAATCTCTCCACCTAAAACGTAAGGAGACCGCAGTCTTTGCAGCAATATCGCGTGTCCTACAGTGTAGGGGACGAGTCGAACCCCGAGCACCACTGGTGCTGGAGGTCCGCTTTCTGCGAGTATTCTTGCAAGTTCTGACACGATTACAGAGTGATCGCTGCGGTAGATCCGGTGATACCAGCATATTTCACGCAAGGGAGACTGAGCATAGCCTTTCCAGACTGCGTAAACTTAAGGCTTCCACCTCCAATGTAGATCCAATCGCCATTGATAGAGTCGCTTACAGTAATAGGCGGACCCGCAGTGAATGCTGCTCCGATAGATATTGAATCCGCAACCGTGACGTTAACCCGTCCGTTGCCGTTGGGAATTAACGCAGCAAGTTTAGCGTCGCCTGTAGTGGCTCCACTTGGAATGATGTTAAATGTTGCGGACAAGCGGTCACCTGAACTTACATTTGCAACCACCTCGCCAGATGAGTTTTTCACCTGTTCAGTGTCGCACTCATGCGTGATATCCATACTCTCAAGAGTCGCAATTCCAGCGACCAAAGGAAGAACGTTTGCGGAATCGTAGACTTTGACGGTAGCTTTAGTCCCGAATACTAGGGCTAGACCTTTTGATGTTGCCATGTTTGTGGGTTGTTAAATCGTGTTTGCTGCTGCGAAAATTGTCATGGATCGCGAAAAAGTTCTAGATCTTTCGCTGATGTCATTGATGCCGAAATCTACAGGAACCGCGAATTGCGCGTTAAAGCCTCCCGAGGGATCGGTGTCGTCTGTGTCTAACTCCGCAATGTTCCCGTCAACGTAGAGGTATTGCAGGAGATTCTCAAAGATTTGAACAACCGCCAGAGCTTGAGCCTCAGAGGTATCGTCTGCGGACAACTGGAGCGTAGCGGTAATGTCTATCTCGCAAGTGCGGTCTAATGGATGAACTGGAACCGCAGTTGATGCGCGGACAACGATGCGAGGAAAGCTCGGCATCTGATCCTCTAAGTCTGGATCTGCAAACGCACCGTGACCGTAGCTTGTGAGACAAGTCGGAGTTCCAATAGGAGACGCAGACCAGTCTTCAGCGGTTAACCAGTCAACTAGAGCGCGTTCAGTGCGTAGAGCTACAGCGTTCATGTTACTGTAATTCCTTTGGATTCAGACCCGTCAAAAGCGGCTTGCAGTGCTGCGGCAATGTGATTCTCAAGCTCTCTCGCTTCATCGTTATAAGCTTGTTGCATCGCTTTGGCGTAGATTCCTTCAACGGTTCCAACCTGATTGTCGGCCAACCCAATATTCATGCGCACATAACTCGATGGGTTGAATCCAGACTTGGCGTTGTACGCATAGGCTGAAGAGCCTTTGTGCATCGCAACATTCTCCTGCGGCAAGCCGTATTGATTGGCGAGATTGATCAACGCTTGGTTTCCAGCCACTGACTTTACACCAGCAGATCCCTTCTTAGCTCGTCGAGTTCCGCCAAATTGCTGGAAGGATGGGGACAGCTTCTTGATCGCTTTGGTTACAGCGGACTTGAGGTAGCCAACAGAACCAGCAGCGCGTCTGCGGAGCTTTCCAGCAGCGTCACGCATATCTTGACCGTAGAGTCCGGGTTTTCCAGCCTTTGCATTCTTGGCTTGCGCGATTAAGTGCACCACTCGCAACTGTCGAGATTTACCAACTCTCTTGCCGGTCTTCTTGTCAAAGCGATCCGCTCCAACAGGTCTGTTGAAGTAGTCCAGAATCTTGTTGCGAGCCGCTTGCGGGGACTTAGGAGGCAACAAGCAGTACAACCGCAGCATCAGATAAAACGTGCGAGCGTTGACGGCATCAGCAAGAGAACGCTTGGTCTTGGGCAGGTACTCCTTCCAAGCCGCATCAAACCTCGACGTATCAACTGTAACGGTTGGAGTCATTTGGTTTTAGAGCCGAGTTCAAGAGCATAGTAAGCTCCAGATCCATCCCTCTTTGCGGACATAATCCGCATCTGGCGACCGTCGTAAGTGAGGAGTCTGCCTACCACCGGAATCATCTTACCAAAAGTGAGAAGCAAACGGTCTGTGTTCTCTTGGAGGAGCAAGCTGCCGCTCTCCTGCAAGAGCCGATCACCGTTAGAACCAACGTCACAAGACCAGACCGCAGCGTCTACCGTGACGAGCGTTGAGTCAGCTAGTCGCCAGTCGGAAAACTTAACCAGCACTCGCGCTTGGACGTTATCTTGGAACCCACCGGAGATAACCGAGTTAGCGTCAGTGATCGCAGCAGGAAGACAGCGCACCAGCACTCCCTGCCACAAAAACGACGGGTTTCCCATCGCGCTTTGTAGCACAGACATCCCCAACTGGAGACTGGTTGCGATTAGATTCACGAAGTGAAGTAAGTGCCGGAGACTATGAGTCGGGAGGTTGCGTGTAGGTGATCAGCAAGAGTAAATGCGTCTCCATTCTCAAAATGCGAAAGTTCGCAATAGCTAGTGCCATTGATAGCTCTAGCGATCACAGCGGTCTTGGCTTGATTGGTTCCGTTATCAAGCCATACAGCAAACGCTGCTTCGTACAATACCGGATCGGGCAGAGTCAATCGAAGGTTGCCGGTAGCACTACCAGTAACGGAATTGATCGTCAGATCAACAGTAAATGTGCTGACAAAACCAATAGAAGTATGGCGAGCCGTGTTAGTAGTAAACGCAAACGTGCGACCACCACCGGAATCTGTGAGAGCGGGAGTCCACGCTGTTGGAGAAACCAACGGGAGCGCACTATACAACTCCGTAAAGTTGTCGTTAGCTTTGATCCAACTGCCGCGCAACGTATCACCGTTGTTGTCGTTTGCGGTTGATCCGACATTGATGACTTGTTGTGACATATCAATCTTTTGGCAATGCGTACCAACCTTCAGGAAGCGTTATGCGGTTGCTGGAGCGAACAGAAACGCCGTCCGCTCCTTTGACCCATACTTTGGCTTTAACGCTCTCAGCAAGCCTTACCGGCTCACCGTGAGGCACCATAACCACGCGAGAACCACAACCGCAACTAGCGATCAGACTCAGCAATACGATCCAGCAACTTCTTTTTGAGGTCTGGATCTCGTTTTGCATCTTCAACGGTGGGCGGTGTTTGAACAAAACCAGTCAACCACTTGAGCAGAGCGGTTACGATCTGTTCGATGAAATTCACTCGGGCTTTTTGTCAGCGTCTTTGGCAGCGATCAACCCAAAGCCAATGGTCACAGCAGCAATAGTCGCAGCGATATCCAAATTGGTCGTAGGGTCACCATCAAACAATGCTTTGAGCGCACCACCAACAGCGACAAGTATTGCGCCAACGCCAGCGAGAGTAGTTTTCCAGTTCATTTTTTGAAGGTTTTATACAGACCGATTGATGCTGCCACAAAGGCTAAAACAGCGGCTCCAAGCTGAAACCACTGAGTTAGTTGAGGAATAAAAGAAACCGCACCAGCAGCGGCAGCGGTAGCTAGAGAGATCCCAACTCCGCTGCTGTTGTTAGTGTCGGTTTGCATTACTCAGTAGGCTGGACGGCCTCAACCACCGGATTCGCCGCTTTGTAAGCCGCGACAACCGCCGGAGTCCACAGCGCATTCGCGATATTCACCACCTCGGTCGGCTGACCAGTAAGGTCGTCACCGGGGTTCAATGTGTACTGCGAGGTAATCTCAGAACCCACAACCGCGCCGTCGCTGTCGTAATCGATTCCGGTCGTCACGAACAGCGAGTTGTTCTGGTTGACCTGCACTGCGACGATATTGACTGGTACGATCATTGGATGGTGGGGCTAGGGGTTTGAGCGGCGGCGTAGGCTGCGACAGCGGCAGGAGTCCAGACAGCGTTTGCAATTGCGACAACCTGCTCTGGCTGACCCGTAAGGTCTGAGCCGGGAGCGAGACAGTAGCGTCGGAATGTAGAGGCTTTAACAACCTCGCCATCGACGATCTGGTCCGCAAGACGGACTTGCAACGTCGTGTTGGGAAGAACCTCGCAGAGCGAGAAAATAGAGCGTTCTGTTAGCATATAATTAGACGGTGTAGGTTAGAGATACCCAAACCGATTGAGCAACTCCGGTGTTAAAGTTCACAGGTTGATATACAGCACCAGATTGGGAAGAATACATATCAATTGATGTGCCGCTTGCTAAAGTTATTCCAACAGGTATACCAGTAAAAGTTGCCATGCTATAAAACGCAACATTTGAAATAGCTTCAACGGATGCATTGTTTGCAAACGGTAATCCAAGAATTTGTATTCTGCCAGAGGCTCCGGTTGTGGTTGCACTACTAAAGAAAACTTGAACAGTAACCTGACGGCCTACTTTGGTGTATCTTCCTGTTGCTGTTTGTGTTGTAGTAGGATTAGCAACACTTCCATTCAAAGTCGCTGTAAACGTCCCCTCCTCGTAATCGTTCAGTAGCTCGGAGGTTCCGGTTCCAGCAGTCGCGGAGAAGTCGATGCCTTTGCCGTTGCTAACCACCACGTTTCCAGCAATTACAGACAGGTCGCCAGTGCTGAAAAGGAAAAGGTTCTCGGCTCCATTTGCCACGAACGAAAGCCGGTCGTTTAGATGGTCGTATCTTACTATTCCTTGGTTTCCAGCATCCGCATTGTCTCGGAAAACAATCTGTCCTAGTCGGGTCGTATCTGACCGAATAAATATGTTTGTATCGGAAGCAGCGGAGAAGACATCGAACTTGCCGATTGGAGTAGCTCCCACGCCAACAGCACCTGTAAGCGTCGAAACACCAGTCACACCCAGCGTCGTCCCCACCGTAGCCGCGCCGGTGATGGTGGCGGAGCCAGCGGTAACGAGTCCGGTGACAGTCAATGCTCCACTCGCGGTTGGCGAGGATGAGAGCAGATTGTTGATGCTGATGCGTTTGGTATTCCCCGAGGCTGGTGGAGTATCCGACACGT